TGTTACTCAACCCTTGTAAATCTTTGCTGAATGCGTCTAGTCCCTTTTTCGTCATCTCCAGCGTAACGTTGCCCAAGCTACAAGTCTTCTTTAAACTCTCGGCCTTATGCACCAACTTATGGTACACGGTATCACTAGCCCAATCATGCCCGCATACGGAGTCATGCTGACTGTAGTGAGAGAGTAAACCTTCTTTCTTCCCATGAACTACCATCATGCTCAGCCTTATCTGCTGAACTGGGGAATTAAAACTTGCAAACTCATTGACTGTGAGTTTCGAGCTATTATACACGATGACTTCATCACCGTTTGTGTTGCGCTTTTTGAAGCAATTGCTTTTCTTAACCAAAAAATCTTTATATAAATGCCAATTATTGAGAGTACATTTGGCAATATATCCGGGGCAATTTGGTTTTTCGCATTTCTTGACGAATAATCTGACAGGGGCTTCCATGGCTGGTGGAACTGGGTCAGCAACGCGATTGCCAGCGATTAACGTGAGAGTGGTTTGACCACCCCAATTACTCCTGGCCATCGCTACGGCGTTGCCTCCCTTCATCAAGAGCTTTGTTAGAGGTATCAGCTAAGTGTTCATCTCTAACTTGAACGGCAGTATCGACGCTGACATCGACCAACTGATTATCCTCTATGTCTTTCTTCTCCTCGGAAGAATCAGGTTTGTCAACTGTCGATGGTAAATTTGAACACAACTCCTTCAGGGCTTCACTACTCAAGAGTACTGGAGCTTCTTTCTTTTTAGGAGGATCTGCTTGTAGAACTTGAGCCTTAGACATCGATGATATCTTTACTTGAGCTTTTTCAGCAACCTTTTTCTTTATATCATCATCAGACAGGAATTCCTTTTCTATCTTCACTTCCTCTGGTAGTTCAACTAATGTGGACTTTAATCCTTCAACTCTTTTCTTAAGCTCCTTGGGTACAGCATCTTCGGCGTCTTCATCTCCCCATGAGAGTTTAGGTAGTACGACGTTAACGATATACCTCTGCACTCTCTTATTCCCCATGGCAATCAACGTAAACATTGCTAAAAGACATGCACACCAAAAGATAAGACTGCTCTGAACATAATTGTTTTCCTTAAACCTCCAGTCTACATTTCGACTCTGCACGGCGGGCTGTGAAAAGGAAAAAATTGTGTCGTATAAAAACCGACCTAACATGCTGCATATGGTAATTTGGGCACACTTAAGAATACCAAACGCATCAGCAGTTTTATCGTAATAGATTGAGTAATTGCCCTCTTCTAATGACTCATAAGCCACGTCCCAGGTGACCTCCATTGATCGCAAATGACATTTGTAATCATTCCAATTTATGGAGTTGTTGCA